CGCGGTCAATTCGCCATTGCCGTCATAGATGCGGCGCAATTCATCGCCAACCGTCTGAGCATCAACGCCAGCAACACGCCAGCCATTGCGGAACTTGTACTGATCCATGGTTAAAAAGTGAGTGAGTGAAAGCGTGGCCGTTGCCGACCACGCCGAACCGTTGCTAGCGCTGCCAGCCCAGCCACGGCACGCCTGCGGTGCCTTGCCGTGCCTCGCCCGACCTGACCTCGCCATGCCTGGCCTGCAGTGCCGGGCCTTGCCGCGCCACGCCACGCCTTGCCACGCCTGCGGTGCCCTGCCACGCCCGGCCTCGCCAGGCCTTGCCGCGCCACGCCAGGCCTGCGGTGCCTGACCACGCCCCGCCACGCCGTGCCTCGCCGGGCCACGCCTCGCCTGCGGTGCCATGCCGAGCCGCGCCGCGCCCAGCCGAGCCTTGCCAGGCCTGCGGTGCCTGACCTGGCCCTGCCGTGCCGAGCCCAGCCACGCCTTGCCTGCGGTGCCATGCCGCGCCACGCCTAGCCCTGCCAAGCCTGCGGTGTCTCGCCACGCCGCGCCACGCCGCGCCTTGCCACGCCTATCCGTGCCTGCAATGCGATGTGATGCCGTGAGTTGCATTGCTTAGAGGATCTCGAACAGGCCGAAGCCAAGGCCGGCGCTCATCTTGGAATCAGGTCGGCCTTCGCCAATGCCGACCTGCAACCCAACGCGGGCCATCAGATTGACGACATCCTCAGCCGTAAGCATCCCGGCGTCGTACCGGATCCTTAGCGTTGCGCCCCAATCCCGATACATCGGCCGGCAGCGCAGGTCAACTACGCCCGTCGCATTGCGCGTCGGTGCCACCCATGGCTCGGCCTCGCCACTGGTCAGCCTGACCAATGGCGCGCCGTCAACGCGGTCGAAGCCATCATGCTCAACCATGAACGCCAGCTTGGCGTGCGTCATCTTGAAGCCACATGCGCGGCAGGCACTGATGGCGGCATTCCGAAATGCAGCGGCATGAATGCCCTCCCATCCATCTCCCGCCACGTGCTTAGCGCCTTCGTACAACGCGTCGAAGTCCTTTGCCTCGCGTGTCTTTCTTGATTTGGCTGTGCTGCCAGCCTCCTGCGTCTGGCGCATGATCTCCATTGCCTTGGCGCTGAAGCGGTTGATCACCAGCGGCGTCGTGCCGCGGATGTTCAGGCTCAAGCGCCGGAAGTCAGGCGACGTGATCGCCACTGCAGTCGTTGCGGTTGCCATTTCTGGTCTTGTCGTGTGGTGTGGTGTCAGCTGAGCTGACTTGCCGACCGTAGCAGCGGCGGCTACAGTCCGCAAGCCCCCACCGCCAGCTGATGCGTCTTGCCCATCCCACACCCGTGCGCCTGACGCCTGAGCTGTTGCGGCGGCTGGATGCCTGGCGTGGTGATGCCATGTCGCGTGCAACGGCGATCCGCGTGCTACTGGAGCGGGCGCTTAAGCAATGAGCATTCAAGACCTCACGCGCGGCAGGTGGCCGGACCTGCTGGCGGCGCTGGGCGGGCTGTCCGCGGATCAGCTGACCGATCGTCACCAGCCCTGCCCATGCTGCGGCGGCAGTGATCGCTACCGCTTCGACGATAAGGACGGCACCGGCTCGTGGTACTGCAACCAGTGCGGCGGCAGGGATGGCACCGGCGGCGGAGGCAATGGCATGGACCTACTCACGCGCATCACCGGCTGGCCGTATGCCGAAGCGTGCCAGCGCATTGAGCAGCATCTATCGGTAGTGCCGGATCCGCCGACTGCCGGTGCTGAACAGGTATGGCATTACAGCAGCACCTTCATCGTCTGCCGCTTCCCTGGCAAGAAGATCAGACCACTCTGGTACGACGGCACCGGCTGGCGATGGAAAGCACCGCCAGCGCCGCGGCCGCTGTACTGGGCGCGGCGGGCCGCTGATGCGCCGGTGCTCATCGTTGAAGGTGAGAAGACCGCCGATGCTGCTGCGCGCCTGTTCCCATCGGCTGCAGTCGCCACATGGCCATCAGGCTGCAAAGCGATCGACAAGGCCGACTGGACAGCCCTAGCCGGGCGGCGCTGCACGCTATGGCCCGACGCTGATGATGTCGGCCGTCAGGCGATGGTCAGGCTGGCAGGGCGCCTGCTGTCGATCGGCGTCGCGCAGGTGCGGATCGTCACCACACCAGATGGCGCTGCCGATGGGTGGGATCTTGCTGATGCCACATGGACGCCAGCCGAAGCCGCGGCCTACCTCAAGGCCCACCGCTCACCGCCAATCGAGGCGCCAACCGCTGCGCCGGAGTCGCCTGATCCGCCAGCGCAGCCAGACCCCGAACCGCTGCCAGCCGCTGGTGAGCACTTTGCCTGCCTTGGCTTCGATGGTGACGGCTACTACTACCAGCCGATCAGCACCGGGCAGGTCTGCCGCCTATCGCGCAGCAGTCACACCGGCACCAACCTCTGCGCGCTGGCGCCGTTGTCGTACTGGGAGACGCTCTATCCCAGCAAGACAGGCGTGAACTGGACTGCAGCCGCCAGCAGCATGTTCACCCAGCAGGCCGCGGCTGGTGTCTACTCTCCCGATCGCATCCGCGGACGTGGTGCATGGTGGGACGGCGGGCGATCAGTGCTGCACCTCGGTGATCAGCTGATCGTTGATGGCGCCAGCCGCACCGTATGCGATGGCATCACCGGCAGCAGCTACGTCTACCAGCGCCTCAGTCGGCTGCAGGGGCCATCGGGCGTGCAGCCATTAGACGACGCAGCCGCATTCCAGGTACTTGACCTTGCTGAGCGCTTCCTATGGGAGGTGCCAGCCTCCGGGATGCTGCTGGCTGGATGGGTCACGCTTGCGCCCATCTGCGGCGCGCTTGACTGGCGGCCACATGCCTGGCTGACCGCAGGCTCCGGCTCAGGCAAGTCCGAGGTGCTCGGCCGCTATGTCACCCCACTGCTCGGTGACATGGGTCTCATCGTGGCCGGCAACACCACCGAGCCCGGCATTCGGCAGGCCCTGCGCGCTGATGCGCTGCCAGTGGTGTTCGATGAAGCCGAAAGCAATGAGCGCAACGATCAGCAGCGGATGCAAGCGGTGCTTGGCCTCGCACGTGTCGCCAGCAGCGAGAGCCGCGCGCATACCCTGAAGGGCAGCCCAGAGGGTGATACGCAGCGGTACACCATCCGCTCCATGTTCCTGATGAGCAGCATCGCCACTGCGCTGAAGCAGGGCGCCGACAAGTCTCGCTTTGCGCAGCTCACGCTCCGCAACCCAGCCGAGCTGCCAAAGGATGAACGCGCCGCGCACTGGGAGGCATTGGATCGCGATCTGGATCGCTTCATCTCGGAGCAGGTTGGCCAGCGCCTGATCGCGCGCACCATCGCCCTGATCCCCACCATCCGCCAGTCGGTCAAGGTATTCGTTAAGGCCGCGGCCGAGGCATTCGACTCACAGCGCCTTGGCGATCAATACGGCACCCTGCTGGCCGGTGCATGGGCGCTGCAGTCGCGTGAGGTGGTCACCCGCGATCAGGCATGGGCATTGATCGAGCAGAACGACTGGACGGCCTACAGCCAGGCTGTGGAGGTACCAGACGAGCGCCGCTGCCTGCAGACGATCCTGCAGCATCAGCTTCGCGTTGAAGGTGACCGCACCGTCACGCGCACCATCGCAGAGCTGGTGGAGCTGGCCCTGCACCGCGGCAGTGATCCGCATGTCACGCCCACCGAGGCGCAGAACGTGCTCGGACGCCATGGCATCAAGGCTGAAGACGGCTGCGTGATCGTCAGCAACACGGCTAACGCCGTCGCTCACATGCTCTCCGATACGGCATGGGGCAACTGCTGGCCGATCGTGCTGGCGCGCCTGCCAGGTGCGGTAAAGACCGGTGCTGTTTGGTTCAAAGGTGGCGGCGGAACCAGCCGTGCGGTGCAAATGAGCATCGAGCTGTTAGGTCTGTTAGGCGCTGGTTAGGCCCAAAACCCAGTCCACCACTCATTCCTAACAAACCTAACGGTCCTAACGGATTTTCGGAAGACCCCCTTATAGAGAGGAGTAGTACCCCCTACCCAGTGGGTAAGGTCTTCTCTCATATGTATCTATACCTTTTTCTGTTAGGTCTGTTAGGTAAGGGAGAGAACCTAGTGCTGGCAAGGGGTTTGCGCCTAACAGAGCCCGTTAGGAATGCGTTAGGTCTGTTAGGTTTGTTGCAGGATGGATCACGGCGGAGTAGGGTTGCACTGGCCACACGGCTGACCCATGGACACCATTGACATTCCCGCCAAGCAATCGCCGGTGATCAACCGGCTGCACGACACCCTGGTTCTGGCGCGCGCCTATGCCGACGCGATCCGCGACAACGCGCAGGACGATGACCACCCCATCCCACTGGAGCTGGTGGCATCGTTCCAAGCCGACTGCGACGGCATCCTTTGTTCCCTATCTGAAGCTGCTGCTCAATGAAGATCACCTGCACCCAATCCGACCTGAGCCGTGCGCTGCGTGCTGTGGCGCGTGCCGTCGGCAATGGCAAAACTCATCCGATCCTCTCGGGCGTCCTGCTCCGCGCTGATGGCGGGAAGCTGCAGCTCACCGCCTATGACCTGAGCATCGGCATACAGACCAGCATCGACGCCATGGTTGACACTGCTGGCGCCTGTGTCGTGCCGCATCGCCTGCTGGCGGACATCACAGGCCGGCTGGATGGCGCCAGCGTGGTCTCCTTGACCCTTGACGGTGATCGCGTGGCACTGGCCACCGCAGGCGGCTCCTACAGCCTCTCAGCGGCCTCTGCGGATGATTTCCCCGACCTGCCTGCAGTGGCGGCTGCTGATGGCGCTGCGATCGACCTGGCGGCGCCGCTGGCTGCTGTGCTGGTGGCAGCCAGCACCGATGAATCAAAACAGGTGCTCACGGGCATTCACCTGATCTCCGATGGCAAGGAGCTGCGCATTGAAGCCACCGACGGCCACCGGCTCGCATCGCGCACGCTGACCTGCAATTCGCCGGACATGGATGTAGTGATCCCTGCTCGAGCGATGGCGCAGGTGCGGAACCCTGCGTCCTTTGCGGTGGACGGCGGCCACGTCGCAATCCAGCTGGATACGGCCACGCGCATGATCACGCGCACCCTGGATGGCACCTATCCATCAGTGCAGCAGCTGATCCCCGCCACCTTCAAGACCCTGGCCACCTGCAACCGTGAGGCCTTGCTCGCGGCATTGGAGCGGATCGCGTGCGTCTCGCCTAATGACATCGTGCGACTGACCGTCAAGGCTGGCGCCATTGAAGTGACCGCCGAATCAGAGTCCAGCAGCGGCACTGAATCGGTCGCCTGTGATGGCAAGCTGCCGCAACTGGCCGTCAACGTTCACTACCTGGTGGATGGCCTCAAGGGCTTCACGGACACTGAGATCACCATTCAAGCCAACACATCAACTTCGCCAGTCGTCATCGGTCAGACTTATCTGGTCATGCCGGTTCAGGTGCGGGAGTGAACCTCAGCTTCAATGTTGATACGAGCCAGCTGGATCAGTTGGCTCGTTTTACTTCAGCCGTGCGCGGGAACCTTGACAAGGATCTGGCCAAGGCCATGACACTTGCTGCATACGATGCACGCGATTACCTGAAGAACGTCACGCCGCGATACGTCGATCAGCCAACCAAGTGGACGCTTAACTCCATGTTCGTGGAGAAGGCCAAGCCCGGTGACCTGTCGGCACGCTTTGGCTTCAAGGACACTGCAGTCAAGGGCACACCAGCTGCGCGATACCTGCAGCCAATGGTCGGCGGCGGCAGGCGCAGCGAGAAGCGCAGTGAAGCCGCAATGCAAGCCAAGGGCGTCCTAAGGGCGGGGGAGTACATCGTCCCTGCCGAATCTCGTCCGAACGGTGGCGTCTACCCGCTGAAGTTGAACCAATACGGCAACGTACCAGGCCCCACCATGGTGCGCATCCTCAGCCGCATTGGCGGCCTGCGCGAGCAAGGTGCAACGCAGAATGTCTCGGGCGCACGTCGTTCGCAACGCAAGCGACGCGAGTCTGATTTCTTCGTCGGTACCCCTGGCGGCTTGCCGCGTGGTATCTACGCACGTGTGGGACCAAGACCGCGCAATGGCGGCATGGCGCGCGGCTTTCACACGATCTTCCACATCACGCGCCAGCCGCGGTACGAGCCACAATTCCCAGTACGTGACATCTTGGCCAAGAAGTTCAGTGAAAAGTTTCCGTCGATCTTTGAACGATTGGTGTTCGCGTCGCGGTGATTGGGTCCCTTTTCGTTCCTTGCATGTGGGTAAGTTCAGACCGCGCCATTTATCTAGCGCCAGACACCAAACCGCCTAAACCGTTGCGCCGCAAGGGATCTCAGCACAGCTACGGCAGGCGGTTTACCAAGGGTTTAGCATCGGTTTAGTGATTAAACTACCTGTGCTTGTCAGCTTTGCTGAGTTTGCGATCTTGAAGGGCTGCACCAAAGGTGCGGTTACCCACGCAAGCAAAAGCCGCATCGCTGCTGCCATCGTTGACAAGGACGGCCAGCGGTGGCTGGACCGCGACCTGGCGCTGGAGCTGTGGAACAAGAACACGAGAGCCACGGCCAATAGCAAGGTGTCACCACCTGCGGACCCAACACCACGCGAGCTGAAGCGCCGGGTAGAGGCTCTGCCCGATGACGAGATCCCGGATCTGAATGAAAGCCGCGCAAGGCGTGAGCACTATCAGGCCGAGCTGGCCAAGCTGCAGGTGAGCCAGCAGCGCCGCGAGCTGATCAGCGCAGACGAGGTGAAGAAGGAAGCGTTTGCGCTGGGGCGCAGCATCCGCGAAGCACTGGCCAACTTGGCGGACCGACTGAGCCACCAACTGGCGGGCGAGACGGATCCGGTCGTGATCCATGAGCTGCTCAGCCAGGAGCACCGGGCGGCATTGTCGGAGCTAAGCGAATGAACGCATACCGCAGCGGATTCCTTGATGGGCTGCGACCTGATGCGCAGCTGACGGTCAGCGAGTGGGCCGATCAGTACCGGATGCTGAGCAGCAAGGCCAGCGCAGAGCCGGGGCCATGGCGCACCAGCAGGACGCCATACCTGCGCGAACCGATGGACTGCCTGAGCACTGGCAGCACCGTGCAGCGTGTGGTGATGATGTTCGCGGCGCAGACCGGCAAGACCGAAGCCGGTAGCAACTGGCTCGGCTATGTCATCCACCATGCGCCGGGCCCACTGCTGGCGGTGCAGCCCACGGTTGAGATGGCCAAGCGCCTGAGCAAGCAGCGCCTTGAGAGCATGATCACCGATACGCCAGTGCTGGCGGAGCGGATCGCACCAAGCCGCAGCAGGGACAGCGGCAACACCATGTTCAGCAAGGAGTTTCCAGGCGGAATGCTCCTGCTCACCGGCAGTAACTCAGCCACTGGGCTGCGATCGACGCCGTGCCGCTACATCTTCCTCGACGAGGTGGACGCCTTCCCGCTGGACGTTGACGGCGAGGGCGATCCGGTCAGCCTGGCCGAGAAGCGGGCTACGACGTTCGCGCGGCGGAAGATCCTGCTGACCAGTACGCCGACCATCAAGGACTTCAGCCGTATCGAGGCGGAGTATGAACGCAGTGATCAGCGCCGCTACTTCGTGCCATGCCCAAGCTGCAGTGCGATGCAATGGCTGAAGTGGTCGCAGCTCAAGTGGGAGAAGGATGATCCGGGCAGCGCGACGTATGAATGCGAGGCGTGCAAGGAACGATTCGGAGAGCTGCATAAGCCGGCCATGCTGCGTGGAGGTGAATGGCGCGCCACTGCGCCTGGCGATGGCGGTAAGACTGCTGGCTTTCAGCTGAGTGGGCTCTATTCACCGCTCGGCTGGCTGAGCTGGGGCGACATGGTTGACGAGTTCATGCGCAGCAAGGCGGATGCGCCGATGCTTAAGAGCTTCGTCAATACGCGACTGGCTGAGACGTTCGCAGAGGACTACGCCAGCAAGGTGAGCGCCAGCGGCCTGCTGGAGCGCTGCGAGCATTACAA